TTGGTCAGGACGACATCGCCGACGGTCGGAACTCCAGGGAACTTCTGGGTCCACTTGAAGACTCCCTCACGATAGGGCGCCTCTTCGACCGCCACGTTTGGCATGGTGACCGACATGAAGCCGGCGACCGGATCGAGATTGCCGCCCGCCGGGTCGACCAGGTGGAAGCGGAACTTGTGGTATGGGTCGGTCTCTACGCTGCGCGCCATGTGCCCTCTCCTCGCTAGGTCGACTCAGACAAAGTCGTTACCATAGTAGCAGATCATTCTAGCTAACTACACGGTTATTGAGTAGTTGTGTGCACGATCTGCTGCGACTGATTCCGCGGTCTGAGACTTCTTTGGCCACTATATCGCGGGAGACACCGAGCTTACTAGCTGTTTTGCTGATGGAGAGTCCACTCAGATAGGTCTCGGCGATCAGATCCCTGGTCCTCTGGTCCGCGCTGAGCAGCTTCTTCGTTTCGCTCCGGGTCCTGGTCTTGCCGAGTAGCTGAAGCTGCCGTGCAACGGCTGACTCCGAACGGTTCAGGGCCTCGGCTACTTGCGTCGTAGACATATTCGATTCGTAGAGTCGAACCGCCTCCTGAATCTCCTCCTTGGAGAGTCGAGATCGAAGTCCGGAGCGTGCCTCCCCCGGCGGAGCGACTGGCAAGTCGAGCGCCAGGATGCCCAGGGTTGTTAGTTCTTCTTGTCCCCAGAGTTCGAATGGTAGCGAAGGATATGACTTGCGAAAGCGCTGGATTCGAGCCTCATTCTCTGGATAGAGCCAGCCCTTCACATCGAGAAGCTTCTCTAGACGATCTTCTGTGTCGTAGACCCAGAAGTCGGGTGTGTATCGACGACGCAAGCCGATCTCGAAGCTCTCCTTCTCGTAATCCCAGTTGCGCTCCTGTTGGTCCAGAAAGAGTGCTGTCTTGATCTCCCACGATGATCGCATCCAGAACTCGCGCCCCTTGCGGTCGATGAACTGGAATACACGCTTGCCGGGGCCGTCCTTGCGGAGCGTCACGCCTGCTGCGACAAGCACCTTCTTGATCGCGTCGCGTGAGCAATGGTAGACCTCGGCGAGCAGGGGAATGGTGCAGCCATTCTCATAGCCCTTGATGATCTGGGCTGCGATCTCTGGTTCGTCAGCGAAGCGGGTCTTCCGGCCAACGGAGCGCTTTGCAATACCGCGCCGTTCTAGCTCTGCGCTGACGATCTGCTTAGTGACACCTAGCGTCTCTGCTACCTCGTCAAGCGACCCTCCTGCGACATACAGCGCTTCGATACCCTTCCGCGTCGCGCCGTCGACACGACCGCACCGTGTAACGGACCGATCACGCAGTATCAGACCAGTTGCGCGAAGACTATTGCAGACAGCTTGACACGACCGATTCAGGCGCTTGGCAATCTCTCGTGTCGACTGGCCGCTCTTGTAGAGTTCCAGCATTCGTTGTTGTTCTGCTGGTCCTACCCGCGCAGCCGTCTTCTCACCACGGATCGTGATGTTGCGGCGTCGTAGCGATTTGAGCAGCGTTTGACTCGTCACGCCGTATTGCGCAGCAAGCGCACTGGCTGTTATCTCCTCGCGCTGGTAGCGCAGGAGCATCTCCTCGAACTTGTCCTTGGAAAGCTTCATGGGCGACTCCGGTTACTCACCGTAGCCGCCTATGACGTCCAAGTCAACCCTTTACTTTTACCGAACGGTCTTTGACCTAAACGGTAATAGTAGAAGCAGGTTGCGACAAGCGGAAGATCACGAACTCTGCGGGCTTGAACGGACTAAATCCGACGTCAATGATAACCTTGCCCTCATTGACCGTGCTCTGGTTGTTGTTCGAGGCATTGCACACCACGAAGAACCCCTGAGACTCAGATACGCCGGCGAAGTATCCCTGCCGGAAGAGCGAGCCCATGAACCCCTTGAGGGCGGTCTCGATCTTGATCCAAAGCTGAGGACCGTTGTTCTCGAACACCGCCCACTGAAGCTGGCGGTTGATCGCGTCCATGAGGTAGTTGTGGAGGAGACGTGCGTTGACGTACCTCCAACGGAACTCAGTGGAGAGCGACCGAACACCCCAGACCACGAAGCCGGTCGCGTCCGAGTTGTAGAGCGGATTGATCCGGCTCTGGTAGAGGTCATCGCGGACACGGATGTCGTTGATGAGGTTCCCGAACTCCGGCCCGACCGTGCCGTTCGCGTCCAGTGCGCCGTCCTCGATACCACCAGGCGACTTGCCGACGTTCTTGTTGAACGCCGTCTTGGCATAGACGCCGGCGATGAACGGCGTCACCGGGATCAGTTCTGGCCGCTGCGACACCTCGTTCACGAAGTAGATGTTCGGCCAGTAGATCGCGGCGACCTTGGTGTCGAACGCCTGGTCGACCAGGACGTACTTGATCGCCTCTTCCTTCGTAGTGCCGTTGGCGAAGCCGAGGATCGCGAAGCGCGTGTTACGTGCCTCGCAGTAATCCACGATGTCGGCCTGCACGAAGAGCGAGCCCTCGAAGTCCGGAACAACGATGTTCAGCGGATCCTCGACGTCGTCGAAGGCGTAGATACCGTCGCGGTCGTCCTCCAGCGCTGGATCGGAGATCACGGCGCGAACGACAGCCGTGCCGTTCGAGCCACCTGCCAACTGGAACTGGACGACTCGCGGCATCTGGGTGTAGTTGGCCAGAACTGCCTGAGCGTTCACCGGCGGAAGGTTGAACGTGACGTCATATTCGCCGGTCTCGTAGTTGATCGTGTTGTTGCCGGCAGCATCCACGTCACCGACCAGATTGCCGAGGCCGTCGTCAGTGACGATCTGGCCGGTCTGGTAGTCGGCATCGATCGTGATCCCACGGCGGACGTTGGCAGCAAACGTGACGTTGACAGCACCCGTGGTGAAGTTCGCCGTGTTCGTGCCGACACCGATGTCGCCCGTGAGGACGCCAGCGACGTTGGAGTTCACGACCATGAGGCGCACGAAGTCCAGGTAGAAGAGCGTGCCGGTGAGTGGTGCAGCGGTCGTCGTGAACGACAGCGGACCGCTGTCTGTTGGCGTGGTCACGTTGTCGACCAGGCTGATCGTACCGGTCGTGACCGCACCAGCCAGTGGGGCGAGCAACTGGAGGTTGTCACCAGTCGATGTCTTCGTGATGATCGACGACGTGTTGTGTGTCTCGTCGACCGTCGAGAGAGCGTCGAGCAGCGCCGTGACACCGGTCAAGTCACCGGTGTCGTAGTCGACCGTTCCGCCGCCCGGCAGGACACCACCAGATCCGACGAGGTTACCAGCGCCGTCGTCGGTGATCGTCTGAGGCGTACCACCGCCGTCAGTTACGTTGATCACCAGCGTGCCAGGGTGGATCGGAAGCCCGAGCGTGACTGGTGTGGTCGACAGGTCGTGCGTAGCGTCAACACCACCGACTGTGAACAGGTTGTTCGGACCGGTGGACGAACCGACTGCGGCGTACTTCAGACGGAAGATTGCCGTCTCGCGGTGGACCTTATCCGACAGCGCTCCAGGCGCCACGGTGTAGACCGTGTTGGCGCCGTTGATCGCGCCGGTCACAGCCACCACTTCGTTGGACACTGCTGTCGCTCGCGCAGCGAAGACCTTCAGACTTCCGTCCAGAACCGGTGCGGTCGGAAGCGTGAACTGGAAGGTGGCAGCAGAACCCGTGATTGCCGGAGTCACATCCGACTGCGTGTGCGACTCGGTGATCGACGAGTTCGCGAGCAGCGAAGCTGTGGTACCAGTCAGCACTCCGGTGTTGTAGTTGATCGTACCGCCGGCAGGAAGCTGAGCCGTGATCGGGAAGGCGCCGAGTCCGTTGTCGGTCTGCGCGACAGGACCGGCGCCGATGTCGATGAGGATCGACACGGAGCCGGGGATGATCGGGAGCGCGGTAGTGATCGGTGTAGTCGCCAGGTTGTGCGGTGCGCCTACGCCAGGATTCGTGAACAGCGTGTTCGGGCCGGACGCGGCACCGGTCGACTGATCCTGATCGTTGACTGCCACTTCGGCTGCGACGATGCGCAGCGTGTTGTCGAGGACGGGGACGCCAGCGAAGGTTCCGACGAACTGTGTCTGGACGCCGTTACCGGTTCCGATCTGAAGGTCTTCGACGGCAACACGGTCCAGTCCGTCCGGACTACCACCGAGGCCCTGCACGACGGTCACCAGGAGAGAGGGATCGCGAGTGTCGGACATCGCCGCCAGGACGAAGTCGGAGGCGAGGGGGTCCGTGAACTGGATCGCCTCGTAGGTCTCTGCCGCCCCGAGAATGCTCGGGTCGAAGGCGGTTGGCTGGAGAACCTTCAGGTCGAACTTGGTCCAGGCTTCCGCACCAACCGTTCGATCCAGGAAGTTGCGGTTGCCCTCGACCTGGATCACCAGGTCGTTGCCCCACTCGCCGGCACCATTCGCCGTGAAGGTCCACTTGGCTGGGCTGTCGATGTCGACCGTCGCCTCGGTCGCGTCCGACGGAACGACGCGGACCACCCACGCGCGCTGACCACCCGTGCCGAAGAAGGCGCGCATGGAGATCGCGGTAAGGCCCCGCTCGTTGATCGGCCCGAAGTAGGTCGTGAACTCCTCTACGGAGCGAACCTCGATGGGCGTGTTGACAGGACCGCGCTCGGTCCAGCCGATGATGCCCATCTTGGCGGGCGAGATGCCCTCCTGAGCACGCGTCGGTGCGACCTCGATGCCGAAAACACCAGGAGAGAGAAATTCAACTGCCACGATCTACCCCCTCGGTCCTTACAGGTCCGCTGCGGGTCCCGACGGACTGGTCGGAGACTC